ATTTCTTATGAGACTAATAGAAAAGCAAATGAATTTCGCTCTTTCAAATAGAGCAAACTGGTCTAAATCTAACACATCAGTTGTATACAATTCAAACACAAATTGCTCTTCTGTTTATCTACATGGACACCAAATTGCAACCCTAGATCATGTTAATCAAGCGTTGAAATTGTCATCCTGTGGTTATACAACAAACACCACAAAATCACGACTAAATGCTATTTTAGATGAGATAGATTACGGTTGCAAAGTGTTTCAAAAGAACTGGAATTGGTACTTCAAAAGTAATAACAATCAGACAGTAGATTTCACGGATGGAATGATACTTTGTGGGGGCAATATCCTCTAATCAAAGTAACACTTTAAATCCTCTAATCCTCTCTCAATTCTTATTACTTATGAACACCTATTCTCCAGACATTTATAACTACATCCTCAAAGAATATGAGGAATCTGGTTATAAACTATTCTACGACATGTTTGGTGTTTTAGATAACAACGAACCACTAAAGATCTTCGAGGGTGATTAACACCCTCTTTTTTATGATTTGCAGTCTTATGTAATAACCAAAGAGCACAAATTAGCATTCTTAAGTATAAACAATAGCCAGTTGTTTTGCGTTGTTGTTTGTTATCGCCCTTGGGCGTTGCCGTTTATAAAAAAGCTAGCTAACCTAACCTACAACGAACCCAGATCGAGTGAGTTATAAAAATTCCGAGGATATTCAAAAACCCCCAAGACCCCAATTGCCATATAAAAAAATCCCCAGTATAAAAAAATGTTAAAAACCCCTTTGCAATATATACTTTTGAATGATATAATAAGAATGTTATGAGATTAGAACTAGATGACTACGAGAAGGACACACTGGTCGAGACAATTCAGTATCGTATCGAGAACGACGAACACCTTCTGATAAACGCCTCAGTAAAAGATGATCTCGAAGACCTTATAGACAAGTTTATAGAAGATGACTATTAATCCGTTAAGAATGCTATACTATCCAATATGTGGAGACTGTAGAACATGTAAAGAAGTTGACAGGTTTGTACTACTCATGATGTTAATGATTGACGAGGATTAGAATGAATACTTATAATATTAGTGTAAATGAAAGATTAGTACTACAGAATGTTCCTGAGAAGAACGTAGAGATGCGTAAGGAGCAAATTGCAGAGATTATCTGGATGAAATCGAAAGAACCGAACATAGAGACTATCAAAGATACAATTGATGTTACTCTAAATAAAAATTAACCATTGCAATTATTTCATTGAAGTGGTATAATAACCTTATAGTATTCCAAAGATTATGGCAAAAGGATTTACAGTTAAAACTGCAGCACCGTTAAAGAAGAAAGATACATCAAACGAGTTTAGTGTAGAGAAAGCAAAGGAGATGATCAAGGGTAAGACAATTGTATTTTGTCTACCTGGTAGAGGAGTTTCCTACATTTTTCTAAAGGCATTCGTTCAGTTGTGTTTCGATCTTGTGCAGAGTGGGGCAGCGATACAGATATCACAAGACTACTCATCAATGGTCAATTTTGCACGTTGTAAGTGTTTAGGTGCTAATGTTCTTCGAGGCCCAGATCAAATACCGTGGGATGGTAAACTTAAGTATGATTATCAGTTATGGATTGATTCTGATATTGTATTTGATGTCGAGAAGTTCTATCGCTTGGTATGGATGGATAAACAGATCGCAGCAGGGTGGTATTGTACCGAGGATGGAAAGACTACTTCCGTTGCTCATTGGTTGGAGGAAGACGATTTCAGGCAGAACGGAGGCGTGATGAATCACGAGACTCTCGAAACTATGTCCAAGAGACGTAAACCTTTCACTGTTGACTACACTGGATTTGGTTGGCTATTGATTAAGAAGGGTGTATTCGAGCACGAAGGTCTTAAGTATCCTTGGTTTGCTCCGAAGATGCAGGTATTTGAGTCTGGTGAGGTTCAGGATATGTGCGGAGAAGACGTATCTTTCTGTTTAGATGCCATCGAAGCAGGTTTTGAGATATGGTGTGATCCTGGTGTCCGTGTGGGACATGAAAAGACTCGAATAATTTAGAGTCCTTATGTGAAAAAAATCGGCGTAAAAAACGCCGCCGTTAAAGTAAACTAAAAGGAGAGAACTACTATGGGTATGAGAAGTCTGGTTGGTGATGTACAAGTAGAAGCCAAACCAAAAAAGTCAAGGCAAGGAAGAGGTAAACACTCAAAATACTCGGCAACATCCAGAAATGGAGCAAAAAAGAAGTACCGAGGACAAGGTAGATAACATAAGACCCCCGAAAGGGGGTTTTTTAATGCCGTACTAAATATAGTAGGTAAAAACTAGTGAAAATGACCGAAAATACAGTACGTGACCTATGGGAAGACCCTAGAAAACCCAAAAAAAGGGTAATTCAGGAGTTAATGCATGACTATGCACCCAATTATGACCTAAATGAGGGCGATTCGGAGTTATATAATGACCCAAATTCAAAAAAACCATTATAGATATACTATAAGTGTATCCAAATTGAATGCCAGCATATACCGAACAAGTTTCTCGTGGTTTTAAGGACATTAGTTTCTCATTTACGAGACATCCAGTTACAAATGACGTAACTGTACTTAGAAACGAGGATGCAATTAAAAAATCAGTTCAGAATTTAGTAAAAACTCGAATTAATGAGCGATTTTTTAATGATTTGTTGGGTCTTTCTGTTGAAGCTTCATTATTTGAAGTTGTAGGTAGTGATATTTCTTCTTCATTGACTGAAGAAATTAAGACATTATTAGAAAACTTCGAACCTAGAATCAAAGTATTGGATATTATTGTAAATGATACTCAAGATTATAATGGTCTGTACATTACTATTAAATACAGTATTATAGGATTACCTGTTCCGACTCAAAATATAGAATTTCTCTTACAACCTAGTAGAATATAATGGCATTTAATCAATTCACTAACCTAGATTTTAACGATTTGAAGGCTCAGATTAAGGATTATCTGAGAGCTAACTCAAATTTTAGTGATTTTGACTTCGATGGGTCTAACTTTTCCGTTTTAATCGATACTTTAGCATATAATTCCTATATTACCTCTTATAATACTAATATGGCAGTCAATGAGGCATTCATTGATAGTGCTACTTTAAGGGAGAACGTAGTTTCATTAGCAAGAAATATTGGTTATGTCCCACGTTCAAAGAAATCTTCTACTGCAAAGATCAATTTTAGTGTAAATGTAAGTTCTTCTAAGGCAAACGTACTAACTTTACATAAAGGATTGGTAGCATCTGGTAATCTTTCTAATGGAGATTACTTATTTTCGATTCCAGATGATATTACTGCAAGAGCAAACGACAATGATATAGTAAATTTTAGTGATATTACTGTACATGAAGGAACATTACTTACAAAAACATTCACAGTTGACAATTCTCAAGTAGATGCAAAGTATATTCTACCAAATGCAAACATCGATACCTCTACAATTAGAGTCACAATAACAAATCCATCAGGAACAGAAGAAGTTTTTAATAAGTACGAAAACATCTATCAAGTCAATTCTTTATCAAGATTATTCCTAGTACAAGAAATAAGTGATGAAAGGTATCAACTTCTATTTGGAGATGGTACTTTAGGTAAAAAACCAGAAAATGGGAGTACAATTAAAGTTACTTACATTGTAACACAAGGTGAATTAGGTAATGGAGCTGCAAATTTCTCATTTAATGGTAAGGTAACTTATACAATTGGTGGAATTGACCAATCTGTTACTCAAGGAGTGTCTCTTATATCGACCACACAACCGTCTGAGAACGGTGCATCCATAGAATCTGTAGATTCCATCAAATATCTTGCTCCAAGGGTCTATGCGTCGCAGCAGAGGGCAGTGACAGCGAATGATTACATCAGTTTAATACCAAATCTGTTCTCAAATATCGATTCTGTCAGTGCATATGGAGGAGAAGAGGTTACTCCACCTGAATATGGTAAGGTTTATATCACAATTAAACCTCAAAATGGTGAATATTTGTCCGATGTTTCTAAAGAGGCTATTAGATCAAGATTAAAACAGTATACAGTTGCTGGAATTAAGCAAGAATTTGTTGATTTGAAGTATTTGTACGTTGAATACAACTCTACAGTCTCTTATGATCCTGGATCAACAGAATCTAAGGAAGGATTATCATCAAGCATTACTAATGCTGTCTCAAATTACGCAAAATCAAGTGATATTAACCAATTTGGAGGAAGATTGAAGTATAGTAAACTTTTAAATATAATTGACACTGTTAGTACCTCAGTTACTTCTAATATTACTGTTCTTAAAATGAGAAGGAACCTAATTCCTGCTTATGACAAACTTGCTAACTATGAACTTTGCTATGGTAACAGATTCCATAAGGATATGGAAGGATTTAATATAAGATCATCTTCATTTAAACTTGAAGGTGTTGAAGGTAGTGTATATCTTTCTGATTTACCCGATGAGACTGGTGATACTGGTACAATAAGGTATTTTACTATTGTTGATGAAAAACCCAACTATATCAACCTAAATGCAGGTGTAGTTGATTATGCAAAAGGTGAAATTATCTTGTATCCAACAAATATTTCATCTACTGGACTTACTGATAAGGTAGAAATTGAGGTTATACCAGAATC